ATCTGGTCGACTGCAAAGTCTTTGACTGAGGCGGGCAAGACACTAGCCAAGCACAACAAGATCTGGCCTGACTCATCGAGCGATGGCAAGTTAATCACCATCGGCAAAAAGAAACGAGGATGCTCGAGCATAATACCGACCGCTGAGTATCGCTTGAATGGTGACAAGCTGGTACCAGAAACGAAGCTGGTGGCGTTTATGGATGACGGCACGTTCTCGTTTAACTTCTAATCAACCTAGGATCGAGTGCCAAGGTGCTCGATCCTTTCGCTTGCGGGCGTTCTTTTATATGACAGGGCGCAGGCCGCAGCGGGACGCAGGCCGCAGATTTTAGGGCTTGCGATATCCCATAAAATCCGATAAGCTTTCTCTATTAACTCATGAAGGGGAAAAATCATGAAAACACAAAACTCAATCATATATCGCGGGCCGTCACAAATTGACCCCGAAGAGAATATTGTCGTTGTCGCTATAACCAAAAGCAGCAATTCTAAAACAGGTAACATGGTGCAAACATATATCTTGTGCGATAACGGCCTTGACCCAATGCTGAATAACAAGCTTGGCAATGACTATTCAATCTGCGGCAATTGCAAGCATAGGGGCGAAGCGCAAGACATAGACGCCCCGGGCAAGCATGCCAAAGGCCGCACATGCTACGTTGCGTTATTCCAAGGTGTTTTAAATGTCTGGAAACAGGTTCAGAAAAACGCCTATCCAACGGCGCAGGGTCATGAAGCTATAGCAAAGCTTGGCGCGGGTCGCATGGTTCGGGTTGGTACATACGGCGACGGCGCAGCGGTTCCAAATTATATTTGGGACAGCCTATTGAGCGAGGCCGACGGCCATACAGCCTATAGCCATCAAGACGACCTTGCAGGCGTTGACGTTGACGCAGGCCGTTATATGATCAGCGCGGACACATTAACGCAGGCCGTCCAAGCTTGGAAAGACAGCAAGCGCACATTCCGCGTCATAAATGACGTTGAAGAGGTCGTGAAAGGGTCAGAGGTGCTATGCCCTGCCAGCAAGGAAGCAGGTCGGCGGGCAACGTGCGACACATGCAAGCTTTGCGCGGGTGCTTCGATCAAAGCTAAATCAATTGCTATCGTTCTTCACTAGGGTTTCCCCTGATACCCTGCCATCCTATCGGATGGCAGGGTATTTTCTTTATACCTATATCATATGATCGAGGGCGCAGGCCGCAGGCCGCAGGATCGAGGGCGCAGGCCGCAGGTCATCGACCCCCGAACCACGACTCTAGGGCGCAGGCGCGCAGCGCCAAGGGCGCAGATCGTATATCACCACACCATCGAGCCGCAGAACGCAGGTCATCGATCCTCGATCCTTGCAACTCGACCGCAAAACCGCCGTCAAATAATAATACATCGCCCTCAGAGGGGCAGTGTAACAGGAAAAAACTTACGCCATTACACCTAGTATGCGAGAGATGCCATGCAATCTGTGACTTTGAGATGGAAACCTTTCGATTTTTAATTATTTTTAACTCACACCAAATCGGCACACCATCTATGCACAGATAAACGTCAGGCATCCCCTCCCCTGTCCGATTTTCCACCCGCTGGAAGTGGCTCTTTTTCGGTAAATTCTGCTTCAACGATGTCCACAGTGACTGCTCTGTCTTTGGCATCTTCAACCCTTTTCATTTCTGGATCTGGGAAAGCGTTCGGATATTCTTTGCGGATGGCAGACAGTCGCGCCACGATATCTTCACGCGACATATTATCTAGCTGGTGAACGTGCGTTGACTCCCGCCGATCGATGGTCAACCCGCCAAGGCTCGAACGTATCTTCTCAGCGTTGATGGCAGCAGAAAACTGACCAGCCTCTTCCGCCGATCGAGACAACTCATCGAACCGCTTCAACTGATTCATCAAGGTCACGCCATATTTGCGCTCTCGTGCCTCGCGTAGTTCTTTTATCAGTTCGGGTACGTCAGGGAATGATCTGCCATCGAGCAGCTTGGCTGCGTGTTGGGCTGCGCTGCCGTCAGCATAGCCAGCCTTTCGAGCGCATTCAGCATTAGACCATCGACCATCAACATAAAACTTTGCAAACTCTCGCTGCCTTTGGGTCAGTCCAGCGGGTCTGCCGCCCTTGTTCTTGGGCAAACTATCGTCAGTGTCCATAGTGTTTTTTCTGCCTTTCTATTTTTTTAAAATCAAAAATCCAATCTCGCGACCATCAACAGAGGTTGAAAGTGTCTTACTGTCTTGTAAGTGTCTCGCCTGTAACTGTTTGTGGAAGCCAAACAAGACACATAAGACACATAAGACACCATTTTTAAAAAAAATATTTTTATTTTTAACAACCCGTAGAAAACATTATATGCCCCTGCATTTTGTGCTTTGACTATATGGGATTTATCTGATACGGTTCTCTTATACAGTCACCTAACTATATAGGTGCAAGGTTCGAGGTTCAAGGGGCAACGACATGGAAACAAAGACTAATCAAATAGATTATAAAGTTATTCGCCACGCGGATGTATTTCTGCTTATGCCGCAGAATGATGAGGCCAGAGATCACCTCGAAACCTACCGCTTTTCTTATGATATCTATGGTGAGGGCGACCGTGTTGAGACGCCGTTCAACCAGAATGGTGGCCTGATCATGCTCCCAGAATATCTACAGGGCTGGGTTGATTGTTTTGAGGATGAATGGATTGTGTCCTATGAAGTCTAATCCGCGAACAGCCCATATCACCGTAGGACTACGCAAGCCGACACTAGGCGCGCGGGTCTTGCATCTGGCTATAAACAATCGGGCGTGGTTGAAGGCGGCTATGTCCAAGCGAATTGCTTATGGAGGTAAGAAGAATGGATAAGATGATTGAATTGGAGTTTAAGCTTCGTGATGGTGGTTCTTACTATCTTTGCGACTCAAAGTTTTCGGTGATGTCTGGCAGGATCAGAAGGCAGGTCAATGCTGTCGAGAGTTACATTGAGCATTATGCATCGGTCAATGGCTATGCCGTGAAGCATTCTTATGAAGAGGTGGTCGAGATGATCCGCAAAGCAAAGGGGGCGAAGTAATGCAGCAAGTTGATTACAGGTTCGAGAACCACGGTTCTATATTCTTGTGCCAGCCATTGAATGGTGCAGCCAAGGACAATTTGGATCAGGCGTGTGAAGGCACTGATGATTTTCATATTCGTTGGGGCGATGCCTTGGTCATTGTTGGGGCGATGCCTTGGTCATTGACCATCGGTTTGCTAACGACATTGCCCAGCAGTTAATCGAGGAAGGGTGGGTAATAGAATGAACTATTTAAAAGACATGACCAACGAACAGCTAAAAGCCTGTTTGTTGGATGATATGGAAAGTTTACGCGATGGCGGATGGGTTCAGCACGTTGAAGGTCACTGTCCTGATGATGACAGCATTGACGCTACGGTTTCAGTAATCGAAGAAGTGTTCAGACGCATTGACGTTTATTCTAACAAGAGGAAGCCGCATGACCGACATGCGTTGTCGAACCAGTTAATCACAAATGCTTTGAAGCGAGGAGACATAAAATGACTATTGATGCAGAAGTTCAAATGGGTTGCGCTGGTATGCCGACAATTCATTTGGTGTATTCGCCAAACAGGGCGGAGTGGGAAGAGATTGCCGAAGGCATTTGGATTGGTGCGCTCGAGGGTGGCAGCAACCACTGGATCGAGTACATCCACACTGGCGGCAACGATCTGAAGTCTGGCAAGGAAATTGTCGAGAAGAATTTTGAAATCATCATGCATGTGGATGACGGTGAGCCGCAGCCTACACGCTGGTACAGGAATTCTTTTGATGTAATTGTCGAGGGCATTGCACTGCTTGACGATCATCGCAGGGGCTTGGTGTTCAGTGACCTTGGTCAACTGGATGCCTATGACTATGACCTGATTATTCAACTAGGTACATTTGGTAAGGAGGTATTTTGCTAATGGCTTACACATATAAATCAATTGATCCGGAGTCAGGGATCATGTGGTGCGTTCGGGCAGTGTTTCTGGGTGACAGCTACGGTCTGGGTGATTGCCTGACATACAACGACAAGGATGATCGTCACGGCTTCAATCGTGACGACAATCCCCTGATCGAGTTTTACGATATGGACTCGACTGCCGCCAAGATCATGGCAGATGAGAATGATATCATCGCGGAGCGGGGGCAGTTTGTCAGCCGCTACTATCTCGACACTTTAAACAGAACCGATTGGTCGCAGGGTGGCGGTCTTAATCTGGACGGCGGCGTGGATCGATGGTCTGTGTCTGGGGAGTTCATGGTCAAGGCTATGGATGCCGTGAACATCGAAACCGATTATGGTCATGCAAAGCGCGTGAAAAGCAGGGAGACTGAAGATGCCTAAGAAACAGCAGTGGCTTGTTAAGGCTACATATCAAGAGGCCAGCGAGTGGGTCTTGGATCGTGATCTCGATGACGCACATTATTGGTATGTGAAGTGGGATCGGCTCGAGGTGCAGTGGGAAGAGGGGGGATCGTTCGAGACGATCTATCCCGACTACCCTGCCTCAGATAATTTTGATTTCAAACGTCCAGAGGATGTGAGCGTAGAGGAGTACGAGTGATGACTAAAACTTTAATGGAGTGTTTGAACTGCTTGAACTGCAAGCACACAGAAGAGCATATCGCGCCGCTTCCGGAGCAATGCCCCAAGTGTCAGTTCTATTGCTATTACACGCAAGAGGAGATGGACGATGACTAATCGTGGATCATATCGTGTAAAGGTTCGGGTCACAACCGAACGTGAGGTGGTCGTCCAAGCTGACGGCCTTGATGAGGCAGAGATCAAAGCAATGGTCGAAGTGGTGGCACTGACTGGTGGCACTGATGCAGAAGTTTTATGGGCAATGGAGGTAGGAAATGA